CCAGCTTGTAGTGGTGAGCGCCAGCATCTCTCACGCCGGGTCCTTAAGGGGGACCAAGCCATACCGGGGTGCCGTAAGGCGAATTTATCCAACTTCGTGTAGGAATGCATAGTATCGTTCGTCCGAGAAAACCTCTGGGACGTCCGACACTATCAACCGGTGACAAAGCTCATCCATGTCATAGAGACCCAAATCGTACTTGGCCATGACAACTTCCAGAAACTCATCATCTGACAATACCAGTGGTTCAAGTGTTATAGCACGACTAACATCGGTAATGGTTTTAACATTTTGCCTAGAAAACCATGTCAAGTCATGAAGCTTTAACAAATCAAAAGAAACACCGGTGGAACGAGCACGGGTAAGGAAGTGGTCACGGAGATAAGCGACATGACGAAACTCGTAAGCGTACGAAAGGGCTTTACCAGTAATGTAAACGGCGTCACTGATATCTTGATTGCGGTTAGCTCTAGCATTGAATCTGCAAAGAGCCTTACCTATCAGTGGCACCATAACATTGTCCTGCCCTTTGGGAACGAAAAACCTTGAGAGGAATGTCAGATCACAATAAAACCTGCGCTCGTGAGCCTTAAGCTTCATCCCAGCGTCGGAACAATGTAACACCCAAGATGGTATATCTATACCTTTTTCGTCCGTACCAGCGGCTATGTCATCTCCAAGAATCGCTACTTTTGTTCGTTTAATTCTATGTCTCCGGACGTAGCTGTACCAAAGAGAAAGATTCCACACCGTGTTCCGTCCAGTGGTATCAGTGCCACCGGTGGCCAACTGATTTTCAATCGTGGCACTGATACCATAATCAAAACTGCGAACACGGAACTCCTTGGAATTAGCTACGTAAAAACGAACAAACCAACGGGGGGCTCCACAACATTTCAACCAATGTGCAAAAATCTCATGTACATCCGACAACTGGCTCCGATCATTACTTGAAAAATCGCCTTCGTAATAGCGTTCACAACCAAACAATTGGTTTGCAATTTCTGAATCTTGCTTGGTGTAGGCAAAAATGATCTTCTCAACGTTGTCGTCTGAGAACTCGTCTAACGCGTAATTTAGCCTCTTGTTAAATTCATCCATAAGAGGGCCTGTAAGGACGTTGTATTCGTCGGAACCTACATATATGACACGCGGAGCCCATGATGGGTCGTTTCGTTTAAGGAGTACTTCACCCTTCACCATAAGAGACTTGGTGTTGAGGGTACGAAAGTCCACATCGTGAAGAGAAAGTAAG